GTGGAAGGACCGACAGGAGTTCCCCCCCTGCCACCTTACCCCTGCCCGCTTCGGCGGTCTTAAGGTGGTAGAAGGGTAACCCCTTCGGAAAGGATGGATACCATGAAAGAAAAAAGATACTACATCGCCTACGGCAGCAACCTGAATGTCCGGCAGATGCGGATGCGCTGCCCTCACGCCACGATCCTCGGCACGGCAAACCTCAAGGATTGGGAACTGCTTTTTAAGGGGAGCCGGACCGGCTCTTACCTGACCATTGAAGAATGCGAAAACGGCACGGTTCCCGTGGTGATCTGGGAGGTGACGGCTGCAGACGAAGCCGCCCTCGACCGTTATGAAGGATTCCCGACCTTTTACTACAAGCGGGATATCCGTCTCCAGTACAAAGGCATCCGGACAGGCAGACGCAGGACGGTGACGGCCTTTGCCTACATCATGCACGAGGACAGGCCGATTGGGATTCCCAGCAATCTCTATATGCGGACTTGCCTGGAAGGGTACGACGCCTTCCGCTTTGACAAGAATATTCTGGTTGACGCCTACGATAAATGCAGGGAGGTATGCGTATATGAAGGATAATGTGATCCGAATGGCGGTTTGCCCGATTTGCGGCAGGACCTACCACGGCGCCCCGGCACTTTCCAGAGAGGATAACAAAACGCTCATCTGCCCGGACTGTGGCACCCGACAGGCGCTCCAGTCCATTGGCGTGGAGCCGTCCGAGCAGGAGCAGATCATTGAGACGATCCACCGCCATACGCAGGAGTAATGTACACAGATTCCTTCGCTGATCTTTGTGCAGATTATGCTCAGAATTAACTTGCTATTATGTGGTTTTAGAGCGAATATATACACACCGAAAGGGAAAACAAAGAAACACGGAGGATGAAGACCATGACAATCAACGAAGCAATGAAAAAGTACAGACTGCCGAACCCAACCACCCCGGAAGACCTGGAATGCCGGTGGAGCAAGATCTTAACCTTCGGGGACAAGATCGTGATGGCGGGATATTTTTACAACGGACAGAACCGCCCCTGCTATTTCGGCGCGGCATACGAGTTCCTTACCGATGACCACACCTGCGAAGGGATGATCGGCCTGAAAGCAGCCAGCGGGGTTGAGTTTGAGGATGACGGCCACGCCATTGCCTGGGCGATGCATCAGTAAACAACAGCACAAACCAATAGCCTGAGATTGAGCCGGCCGGCTCTTTCTCTCGTACAGAACCATTTTGGAAGTCGCAGCGATGCGGCTTATTTTTATGCCATTTGGGAGGTGGTGTCTATGCGAAAACTGAAGAAATACAAGCCTACCAAGTTCATGGCGAAGACCTCGCACTATGATAAGGACGCCGCCGACTATGCGGTCATGTTCATCGAGTCCCTCTGCCACACCAAGGGCACCTGGGCGGGAAAACCCTTTGAACTGATTGACTGGCAGGAACAGATCATCCGCGACCTGTTCGGCGTGTTAAAGCCCAATGGCTACCGTCAGTTTAATACAGCATATATCGAGATCCCCAAGAAACAGGGCAAATCGGAGCTTGCCGCCGCCGTGGCGCTCCTGCTTCTCTGTGGGGACGGCGAGGAACGGGCTGAGGTGTATGGCTGCGCCGCTGACCGCAACCAGGCAAAGATCGTGTTTGATGTGGCGGTGGATATGGTGCGGTTCTGTCCGGCGCTTTCCAAGCGGGTAAAGATCCTGGAATCCCAGAAGAAGATCACCTACCTTCCCACTAACAGCTCCTACCAGGTGTTGTCAGCGGATGTGGCGAACAAGCATGGCTTTAATACCCACGGCGTAATCTTCGATGAGCTGCATACCCAGCCTAACCGGAAACTGTTTGACGTCATGCTCCAGGGCTCCGGGGACGCCCGGATGCAGCCGCTTTACTTTCTGATCACCACGGCCGGCAACGATACCAACTCCATCTGCTATGAGGTACACCAGAAAGCCATTGACATCGCAGAGGGACGGAAGGTTGATCCTACCTTTTATTCGGTCATTTACGGTGCTGCCGAGAATGAGGACTGGACAGACCCCAAGGTCTGGAAGAAGGCAAATCCTTCCCTGGGCATCACGGTGGGGATCGACAAGGTCAGGGCAGCCTGTGAATCCGCCCGGCAGAATCCTGGCGAGGAGAACGCTTTCCGGCAGCTAAGGCTCAATCAGTGGGTGAAACAGTCTGTCCGTTGGATGCCGATGGACAAGTGGGACGCCTGCGCGTTTCCGGTTTCCGAGGACGATTTGGAAGGCCGCATCTGCTACGGCGGGCTGGACTTGTCCTCCACCACGGACATCACGGCTTTTGTGCTGGTGTTTCCACCGCTGGATGAGGAGGACAAATACTACATCCTGCCCTACTTCTGGATACCGGAGGAAACCCTTGACCTCCGTGTCCGCAGAGATCATGTTCCCTACGATTTGTGGGAGCGCCAGGGGACGCTGATGACCACTGAGGGAAACGTGGTTCATTACGGCTACATCGAGAAATTCATTGAACAGTTGGGCGAGCGTTTCAACATCCGGGAGATTGCCTTTGACCGCTGGGGCGCTGTGCAGATGGTGCAGAACCTTGAGGGCATGGGCTTTACGGTGGTTCCCTTCGGGCAGGGCTTTAAGGATATGTCCCCTCCGACCAAGGAGTTAATGAAGCTGGTGTTGGAGGAGAAAATCGCCCACGGGGGACATCCGGTGCTGCGGTGGATGATGGATAACATCTATATCCGCACGGACCCGGCGGGCAATATCAAGGCGGACAAAGAGAAATCCACAGAGAAGATCGACGGCGCAATCGCCACCATCATGGGGCTTGACCGGGCGATCCGCTGCGGCAACGATACAGGCGCTTCGGTTTATGACAGCCGGGGCCTTTTGTTTATCTGAAAGGACGGTGATTCGATATGGGTATCTTTTCCGGGCTGTTCCGTTCCAGGGACAAGCCCCAGAACCGTACTGCAGGCAGCGGCTATGCGTTCTATTTCGGCGGCACAACCTCCGGCAAAGCGGTGACGGAACGTTCCGCCATGCAGATGACCGCCGTGTACTCCTGCGTCCGTATCCTGGCCGAAGCGGTGGCAGGTCTGCCGCTGCACCTCTACCGCTACAAGGAGGACGGCGGCAAGGAAAAAGCCATTGACCATCCGCTGTATCTGCTCCTGCATGACGAGCCGAACCCGGAGATGAGTTCCTTTGTGTTCCGGGAAACGCTCATGACGCACCTGCTTCTGTGGGGCAACGCCTATGCTCAGATCATCCGCAATGGAAAGGGAGAAGTGATCGCCCTCTATCCGCTGATGCCAGATCGGATGACTGTGAATCGTGACAGCAAAGGACAGCTATATTACGAATACACCGTCAGCATGGATGATGCTCCTACGATTAAGGGAAGCCTTGTCCGGCTGAACCCCTCCGATGTTCTGCATATTCCAGGGCTTGGCTTTGACGGGCTGGTGGGCTATTCCCCTATCGCAATGGCCAAGAACGCCATCGGCATGGCGATTGCCTGTGAGGAATACGGGGCGAAGTTCTTTGCCAACGGCGCCGCTCCCGGCGGTGTGCTGGAGCACCCCGGCACAATCAAAGACCCCCAGCGGGTACGGGAGAGCTGGCAGTCCACCTTCGGCGGCAGCGGCAACAGCAATAAGATCGCCGTGCTGGAAGAGGGCATGAAATACACGCCCATCGGCATCTCACCGGAGCAGGCGCAGTTTTTGGAAACGAGAAAGTTCCAGATCAATGAGATCGCCCGCATTTTCCGGGTGCCGCCCCACATGGTGGGCGACCTGGAAAAGTCGAGCTTTTCCAATATTGAGCAGCAGTCTTTGGAGTTTGTGAAATACACGCTGGAGCCCTGGCTGGTGCGCTGGGAGCAGTCCATCCAACGGACGCTCTTTTCTCCGGAGGAAAAGAAGCGGTACTTTGCCAAGTTCAATGTGGAAGGGCTGCTCCGGGGTGACTATGCCAGCAGGATGTCCGGCTACGCCACGGCGAGGCAGAACGGATGGATGAGCGCCAATGACATCCGTGAACTGGAGAATATGGACCGCATCCCGGCTGAGGAAGGCGGCGATCTCTACCTGATCAACGGCAATATGCTCCCGCTGGGAAATGCGGGTGCTTTTGCAGATACACAAACGGGAAAGGAGGAAAACCCCGATGAAGAAGTTCTGGAAGTGGAAGAACCAGGCAGCGATGGAGACAGCTCCGGCGGAACGGACGCTGTTCCTGAACGGCACCATCGCCGAGGAAAGCTGGTTTGACGATGACGTCACACCCCAGCTTTTTAAGGAGGAACTGATGTCCGGGGACGGCGATATTACCGTCTGGATCAACTCTCCCGGCGGGGACTGTGTGGCGGCCGCTCAGATCTACAACATGCTCATGGATTACCCCCATGATGTGACCGTAAAGATCGATGGCATCGCCGCAAGCGCAGCCTCGGTCATCGCCATGGCCGGCACGAAGGTGCTGGTATCTCCGGTGTCCATGATGATGATCCACAATCCCATGACGGTGGCGATGGGCGATACCGCAGAGATGCAGAAAGCCATCGAGATGCTCTCCAGCGTCAAGGATTCCATCATTAACGCCTACGAGATCAAGACCGGGCTGTCCCGCGCTAAGCTCTCCCATCTGATGGATGCCGAGACCTGGATGGATGCGAACAAGGCGGTGGAGCTTGGCTTTGCCGACGACGTCCTGCACCGGGCGGATATACCGGAGGATGTGGAGCCGCCTGCGGTGTCCATGCTCTATTCCAAAGCCGCTGTGGTGAATTCCCTTATGGATAAGATCGCAGCCAAATGCAGGACCAACCCTAAGAAAACTGAAAAACCCAACCCCCAGGGCCGCTCTTTAGACAGTCTCTACGAGCGGCTCAATCTTTTGAAGCATTAAGGAGGATACGACTATGACGATTTTGGAACTGCGCGAGAAGCGCGCCAAAGCCTGGGAAGCCGCGAAAGCCTTTCTGGATTCCCACAGAAACGATAAGGGCGTCCT